TCTATATTTAAATGTTCCAATATTGCTTCAATCTCTTGAAGTTGGTTAAATCGAAACTCAGTAAGACCGGGCAGGGAGGCACTGGCCTTTTCCAGGCTCCCTTTGATCTTGACTTCCCATCTTGCTTCATCTAATTCCTTTTGGTAATATTCGATTGCCGGAACTATATTACCTAAGTCTTGTACAATGTTGTTATAATGGGTAGCCATAAATTAATCCCAATCCTCATCTTCATCATCTTCCAACCCAATGTCAAAGTGGCTGATTAATGCGGCTTTCATAATAGAATCGAACTCATTAGCATTTTCTTCTGCTTCTGAAATATCAACATGATCTTCAAAAGATCTAAGTAGTTCTTCTGCTACATGAAGCCTTTCTTTTGCAGGGACAAACGATTTAACCGTGTCCCATGCATCTAATAGTAATGCTACCTCAGGACTCATCTGTGTAATCCTCCATATCTGGCTCTAGAATCTCAGGATCAATATCTTCTACAACATCATCTTGTGCCATAGGATTTTGTCCCCATTCATCTAAAATTACTTGAAGTTTTTCATTAGTCCAGCCTTTCCTGAACTCTTTTATTTCTTCACCTGTTACAGGAGAAACATAAGAAAGTTTATTACCTACTTTAGTAAGTATCTCTTTTGCTTCTAACATTTCTACCATACCACTATAAGGGTCCATTCCTGTTTCATATGGAATCTTAATCTGTACACCTTCAAAAGGTTTACTATATCTAGACTTCATAACTTTACAGGCGGCTCTTATACCTTGTACTGTGGAAACTTTATTTCCTGCTTCGTCCTCTTTTAGTTTAAGTTTTTTAATTGCTACAACAATACTTGATGCATATATAAAACCTTGTCCGCCTGAGATTTTATCATCAGGGTCAAACATGTCTTGCGATGCATAAGTGTGGTTTGTTGCTACAATTCCAATTGGAAAGGGTGCTATTTGGTTAACTGTGTTTCTAACTAAAGACGCCAATGCCTTTGGTTTTCTACCCATATCACCTTTCATATCACCTTTCTCAAATTGAGTTACGTCAGTAGGAGTTAATAACATTCCTAAACTATCTATAACAAATAGTAATTTAGGCATATCTTCATATGCCATATCGCCATAATTGTTTTTGTAGTCTTTCATAAATTCACTTATTGCTTTAGCAACATCGTCAATCATTGAAACACTAATTTTTAATAGTTTTTCTGGTGACGTATCAACATCCAATGCCTGTAACCATTGTTCATCCAATGCATTCTCAGAGTCAAATAATACTACTTGACATCCTTGATCTTGTGCATTTTTAACAATGTTTCCAGAACATATAAACGATTTACCAGAACCTGATTCACCTGCAAATACACTAACTTTACCTAGTGGGATACCTCCATTGAAGTCCCCACTTATTAGGTAGTCTAATGTTTTGTTACCAGTACTAATCCAATCCTTTGGGTCATGGAATCCAGCACTAATACCAGTTATGCTTTTGGTTAAACCGGTTCTGAACTTTGTTAAGTCAAATGGCTTTTGCATAATCTCTCCTTACGACTGTCTGTTTCTGATCATGTTAAGAATATCATCTGCTGATTTCTTACCAGTATCTCCTGCAGGAGCAGTTGCTACTGTTTCAGCCGCTGGTGCTGGTGCAGTCTCTACCGCTGGTGCAGTTGTTTCCGCTACTACAGGTTCTGGAGCACTTACAGGTGCCACACTCTCTGTTGTAGTTGTTTGTACAGTTTGAGCTGGAGCCACAGTTGCCTGTGTTTTTGTTCCAGTATCAAGTCCATAGGGTTTGAAAAAGTTGCCCCATTTTTCTGGGTCATACAGTTCTCCATCTACTGATGCTTGGAACATCTCTGCTATCGCTTGTACACCTTCTGCTGTTGGTTTAGCAGGAAGGAAGTCGTTTAAGTTATACAAACCATGTGTATCAATTGCCGCTAAATTCTCTTCAGTAAGACCACTTTCTTTTCGTGCCCATTTACTTGTAGAATAGTCTGCGTATTGACCTTTGGTTGTTTTAGATAATCTAAAGTCAGTACCTGCAACATAGTCTGTTGGAAGGTTTTCCATCTCTGGGTCCATAAGTGCTGATTTGATTATGTTAAATATTTGAGGACCAATTACAAATCTTCTAATTGGATTCTCTGGTGCAGTTTCATCTAAAGGATTTTCATTTACAAACCCTTGGAAGATGTAACTTCTTTTTTTCCAGTACTTTCTACCCATGTCTTCGAGACTAGGATCTTTAAACCAAGGGCGTACCTCAGTTAATACTGGACAAGTTTCACCAAACATTTCCATACAAGGAACTTGTACAGTTGTTGGCTTTTGATCTCCACCTACTATTCCTGGGAATGTAAGTCTGATCATTTGTCGTTCTACCCAAAAGAACGTGTTATTTGGATCACTGTCAGGTAGGAATCGTAGTACTGTACTACTTCCTTCGTCTATGTTCCAAAATGGGTATATTGCGTTATCGCTTTGAGCTTGGGAATTACCTTTGGAATTGTTTTCCATTGATTGTAACTTTGCTCTTATTTCTGCTAATGAGGCCATGATATTTCTCCTATATTTGCCATGTTCGTAATACCTTCTGTGTTTAGGGTATTACTGTTTTTTATTATAATGCCAAGATGTAAAAAAGTCAACACCTTTTTACAACTATTGGTAAATTATTTTACCAACAAATTTATTTATCTTTATAAACGTATTTTATACGTCAAAGCGGTCCATAAATGCTTCATATGATTCTTCAACGTTCATAGGAGCACTTTGTACATTGTGCTGACCTGCACCTAGTAAACAACTCTTTATAGTACCATATTCAAATTGGTTAAGTTGTCCACCAGCACTAATTTTACTACTAATGCTATGTAAATAATTAGATAATGTATTGTCTTGTGCTGAGTAACCTAATTGGCTAACTTGATGACCAAGTTTACCATGCGGTGTTTCAAAGTCAACAATATCATTTTCACTTAATAAATCTTTAATGTTTGCAAAAGTTTCAGATTCTATTGCTTTAACAATTTTATTTTCAAAACTTTTCTTTCTACTCGACATTGCTTTTAGGCTATCCATAACGTTTGCAACTTTATCATCAAAATGTGTTTCTGTAAATTTACTTTCTAAATCTAAATTGTCTTGTAATATTTCAACATTATTATAACCTAATACTGATTCAACAGCATTAGCATAAGTTTTGACACCACTTAATCTTTTTAGATTTGTTTTAATATCGTTTATGTTTTCCATTGCCATAGTAACAAACTCTTCGTTTGCTTCATTTACTAATTTTGCTTTTCTAACATATTGTATAAATTCTTTTAATTTTTTAAACTCTCTTGACATTTCAGTAATTGATTCACCTATTTCGTCAAAAGTTTCTCCGCCATTGTGCAAATGTCTTGCCATTGCTCTTGCGGCTGACAGATTATTTTCTGCCATTTTAAATTTCTCTTCTCCACGTTGTATTAATATACTGTGAATGTTTCTGCTTCTAGCACCACGAACTTCTTCGTTTACTTCTTTGTTGTGCCTAACAATAATTTTAACATTATCTGCTAGTGGTTGATAACTGGACTTTCTACTACCTGTCATTCTACCTAAACTTGCTTCTGTAACTGACTCACCTTTTATTTTATTTCCTTTTTGTGCTTTTCTAACAGGATCCATATGTCTCATGTATCTGTCGAATGGTGCTTCTTCATCATCAAGTGAAGGTCTTCCTCTCATTGCTTCTTTATCTAATTCTGCATCTGACATTTTTTTATCTAAATCTGCTTGAGTAGACTTGCTATAAGGTACTGTGGGTTTATTACCTGCTTCGGACAGAGCATAATCTTCAAAGTCTTGTAAATATCCCGGATATCTCTGACTAATAATATTTGCCTTAGGTTGACTTTTATCGTTTTGCATAGTCCAATCATGATAATCTGCAAGAGATAACCGTTTATGATCATCATATCCAGGCATCTGACCTACACTAGTTTTAATATTAATTATTTTCTTTTCATCTAGATCTACACTAGCATTTACAGTTTGATTATTTTGTGATACTGACAAACCTTGATCTCTTTTTCCTGCAACAAAATCTGCTAATTTTTTACCACCGTATATTGCGGCCAGTACACCTGCCACTGGTATACCATATTTTGCTATAATAGGACCTGCTTGTTTAAGGGAGTCTGGTGTAAAAGCATTTCCAACTTTACTGCCTAACCATTTAATTGCACCGGCTGTTGTATCTAATTCGCCATCATCTAAGGCATCAACTGCTATAGTTGTAGTTATAGGCCTTTTTGCACCTTGTTGTAAAACTTTTCCTAGCAATCTTGCACCTACTAGATAAGGATTTTCTTTAAGTGCTTCTGTTTCTGTTACAATTTTGCCATCATCACAATTTTCACAACCTTTTGCATCACAGTCTGAGCAAAGTTCACATTTGCAATCTGACATATCTTTATCACATGCTGTGCAGTCGTCTTTAGTGTTTTCTTCTAAGCCTGATAGGC